TTCATGAAGAAATGTTCTATCTGTTGTAAGACGTCCATAAAGCACCTCCACTATTGGTTAGGTGTAACTGTTGTAGCAGGAGGTTCTGCAGTTGTAGGTGCCACGGTAGCTGTCGTAGAAACTGCAGCTGCTGGTGCGACAGTAGGTTCATTTGGTGCTTTCGGTGCATTAAACTTCCAAGGTGCTAGAACACCATTCTGGTAAGGTGTTCCTTCAAGTTGAGCAAGGGTTTCTCCTTGATAAGTAAAGGACTGATTGGTTTGAATCAGGATGCGTTTACCCTCTCCATAGACTTCAGTGTGGTTAGGATCTTCGACTGCAAAGATTGCTCCAGGCTCATAAACTTTCCCTACTTCAGCAAGTGGGAAGAGTTCAACCATTTCTTTGTAGGTTGTACCGTAAGAGACTTTTTCACCCATAATCGAATCTTGAGCCATCACACGTACTACTTTGTTAATACGATTCGCAAGTGCTTCAAGGTCATTTTGCTTCGCTTCTGTTTGAGTCGCTTTCTGCTCTGTCTGAGCCAGTTTCTGTTCATTCTGCTCCAATTTAGCTTGAGTTTCTTGCAGTTTAGCTTGCGCTTGTACAATAGCGCTTGTAGGGTCTAACTCAGTTCGTAGCACATCTTTAACTGCTTCGATGAGCGTTTCATCTGCGTCACCCAAGCGGTCACCCTCTAATTCACGAGTGAAAAAAGTTAACGGCTTGTCACATTGAATAGAGACTTCCGTCTTGCCAACTCTGAAAAATTTATTTACTAATACAAATTCCATTTTTGTTTCTCCTGATTATTTAAAATAAAAGTATAGTGAATCGCCGTATGCGAAATTGTTTTTGAATATTTGTTTTTGATTGTCATCCAGAAATTTAACGTATAATTTAAGATTTTTATCTGTTGTATATACATATTTAGCATATACAGTTGCTATTGTATCGTTTGAATGATTGATTCTTATTTTTATTTCCTTTACCTTGTCTTCATCACGATAATTATTATTGAATGTACCGCCTTTAGCAGTTAAATCAAAAATTAAATAATTGCCTGATTCTATCGGATTATATAAGTATTGAAACCAACCAATGTAGAGCCACTTACTCCAAACAAGTTTGTCACCAACATATCGTTCGACAATATCTTTGCCACCAACATAAATGCCTTCTCTTGTAGCCATAACATCACCTACTCATACACATCATAGATTGTGTTCGGGTCTTTGTACGAAATCGCCTCATACTGGGATTTAGAGCCAAACCAATACTTCATTTGCTGATTTCCGTTTTGATTAATCAGCTTGTGGGCTACGATTTCAGACGGTAAGCTAGGAATATTCAAAGCCGACCTATTAACTCGTAAAACCCCCGAGTTATCGACTGTAATCGTTGAGTTGTCAGGTCGCACTACACCAGTCTGTCCACTAGTTGCAGTTTTAGCTTTCAACACACCATTCGACACCTCAGTCGTCTGATTATCAGGTCTGACAATCCCATTTGAGTTTGACGTAGCTACTGACACATTGCTACTCATTCCATTTTTTAATGTCTGCACAGATACTTTCTTCAACCCACGGCCATCATGAATCATGATGTTGTCTGAGTTGTTAACCTGACTAGCCTGTGGCAAATCAGTTACTTTTCGTGTCTGTGTACTAATTACTGCCATGTTATACCTCCATAATATATTTCCAATCTGCGACAATCACATGACCGTTTTCATCAGCAAGTAAGGTATGTTCTGTACCGTCGTCTGTACGGATTGGTGCAGTGAAGTCGTTCTGCAAGAACATGTACTCGATAGCATTTAGTCTATCTTCGTGTTCCTGAACCTCACGCTTCAAAGCCTCTACAGACTCATAACTTGCTTGTCTAATGTTGTCTACGTTACCTAGCCCAACTTGATGCTTCGTAACGCTATGTGGATTGTTGCGATTGTTTAAGTGATTTTGAAAATCAACTTTACTTGCTTGTTCGACGTTTGCGACATTACCTAGTCCCACTTGTTGTTTCGTTACATTGTGTGGGTTGTTTCGGTTGTTGATGTGACCAGTTAGGTCAACCTTCTCAGCCTTGCTTTTAGTGACCTCGTCAATTTTTTCAGGCAGACCGTCGATGTCTGCTACCTTGTGCCTGTGACTTGAATCGGCCTTCCCATTCCAGCGAGTCCGTTCTTGGTCAGAAACGTGACGGGCAGTGTCTTCAATATGATTATCGATATTGGTTTGTAGCTTTCTTTCTGTCGCTTTCAATTCAGGAACAGTCGCATAAACCAAATCAGTCGCATTGTATTGAATGGTGATCTGACTATTTTTGCTAATAGTCGTATTGAAATCATAGTCTCGATACACATAAGCAGATGTTTTGGGAGGAATCACATCTCCCTGCTCTGCCCAGGTATACATATACATGAACTCTTCATGGTTCCCACGTTTTGCAAAAACACCAATTTCATTAACAGTCATTTCACGCTCAATCCGTGAATTATCAAACCGTGCTGTGATACGGATTGTATCGGAAACATCAGTAGACATAGACTGCGTCACTTGCAGAGAATGAACTATTTGAGCTACATCATTCCTCTTGCCAGTCTCTGTCTGATGCCGGCCACTACCCAAAGCTATTCGAGTGAAAACCAGTGGTTCTCTATTTTGAATTGCTAGGGCCGTTTCGCTGATTGCTTTATCGGTCACAATAGGCTGGATAAAATATCCCATTTATTTCCTCCTATTCAAATCGAACTGAACGAATATCTCTGAACGTGTGAGCTCCGATATAAATCGCGTTCATCATCGGTGCTTCAACTGAGAACTGGATTCCTAAATGAGCAGGAATCAACTCACGCACATACTTTAAAAAACGGTTCAAATATCCAGTCGGTAGTTCTCCTAAAAATCGGATATGTACCGCTGAACCCTTGACCGTTACTAAATTATTGACATTCGTAAAGCTCTTTGTAATTTTTTGTAAACTCACTGAGTTTATTTTTATTTTGGAAGAAATTAAAGTGATTAGATACCGCCTTCGCTCTTCCAAATCAATTGTTTTCGGTTTTACCTGAAGGGCCTTTTCCCAACGTGTAATCCAGTCTTCCGTTGCTTCTGGCAACAACATCAATCGTCTGGTATCAAAGATTAAGTCTGTAATCAATTCCAGCTCTGGAATCTCAGTTTCAAACAAATCATTAATGGTTGGATCTAAGACCTCTGGCAAAGCCGATAACATACGATATCTAACTTGTGACATTGATAGTTACCTCCGCTAGTTTCGGAAGCATGTTGGTAGAAAGCTCAATACTTTGTTCCCTGTCATTCAACAAAATACGGTCCACATCTCGAACCCCATTGATTCTGTCAATGATTGTGGCAACTTTATAGTTCCGAACCTCTTTCTCTTCAAATGCTTCTTCACGTAAGTATTTAATGAGTTGAACTCTCGCCTCGTTCTTGATTGTTTCAACATCTACATCTTCATCAATCTTGATAGTTGCAGTAATACGAACGTTATAGCCACTTACAGACTGCACGGTCACATAAGCACCGATTGGAGCTACACCTAGCCCATGGCCACTTGGTTCAGGATCCAAGTAATTCTTGAATTTCTTTACCAGCTCTGGACTTGCTTCGTTGCCGTCAGCATCCGTAATAGATACACGTACTGTATTTTCGCCCTTCCAGAGCGGTTCAATAAGTGCTGAACCAACACCGACAAACTCGCTGGCCCATTTCTTGTATTGGGCGATGTTCCCGTTTAAAGTCGGTGTTTTCAAGTACTCAATGGTCCGTTTACGGAGTTGTTTATCCGTCTCTTCGTCTTCTCCTACGACGATAACAGATCCGATTTCTGCCCCTTTAAAACCATTCAACACATCAATGTTAATGAGTTGACCTCTTACATAGTTAGGTGCGTTTCCGACTTGTTCAGCTACTACACTGTACTCAAACCCAGAGCGACGTTCCAAGACACGGAAGTTATACTCACTATTAACCACACTGAAACGAGTTCCAAGCGGGATTTCCTGCTTGAATTGAACCAATCGAACTGATGCCGTAGCTGGCAAGCGCTCAACTCCGAACTGCCTACATAATCGAGTTAGGAAGATTCCTGTACTCGTATCTAAAAAGTTGACTTCCTCATACGATTTTAAGACCGTATACTGAATGGCAACT